TGATAAGTATTTAAAATTATCGTTAGGATAACCCCAGTCATAATCATCAAAATTTATTTTATTAGATCTTATAGTTAAATCAACTCCATCATTTGGAAACACCCCTAAAGACCTTATTCCAACTTGAGGATCATAAGTGGATGCAATTAAATGAGAATTACCAAACTGACACAAGTCACTATCAATTGGACTTACAGTTGTTGTGTTTTCCCAAAAATACTCTGCATGAATATATTTGTCAGCATCAACAGACGAGTTCATAACAACTTTTACAACAGTAATGTTTACTTGCTCAGGACAGTTGTAGTCTACTGTAAAACTTGAAGAAGAACCAACAGCGGTTACTTTTACAACTGCATTACTTGGAGTGTTTAAAGATTTACTCCAGGTGTAAGATCCTGAGCCAGTTAAAGTGCTACTTGTAAATGTAGTTCCATTCCATAATACAGAAATCGTAATACTTCCTGAAGTTACACTATATCCAATTGGTACATCTCCAATTACATTTCCAAAATTTACTGTAGAAGAGAAAGCTGTACCAGCTTGTAATCCATTTTTAGTAACAGACGTACCACATGGAAGTACTTGAGGAGGTATAGGAACTGGCTTATCATTCATCGCTAACACGTATTCATCCATATAAGGATCAAACGCTCCTAATTTTTGATTATTTAGATTTTCATAAAACTCATCTCTAAAAAAAGATCTCATACCAGACTCGGAGATTACAGTTAAGCTTTCTCCACCGCCTCCTTCCGAAGCGCCTCCTGATAACATTAAAACAGCTCCTCTTTTTGAATCTGTAAAATAAGTGTCAAACCCATGAGTTATAAAACTTTCAGGATTAAAACTAATTCCATACTCTTCAATACGAGCAATTTGAGTTCCTAATATTTGAGGAACTGAAGTAATCACACCGCCACCAGTTGAGTCGGTTAATTGGTTTTTACTTGCTAAAACATATGAAATTTTATCCTCTTGCAAAACTAATATATCTGTTTTACGAGCGTGCATTTTTTGAATAGGCCCATAAGAAGTTTCTAAATCCTTAAAGTTTACTAAGCCTAAATTAAATTCATTTAAATTGTTTGTTCCAGAATTACTACTATAAACACCGCTGTAGGTCATTCCTTCAAACCTATCAGCTTCTTTATAATCTTGATTAGAAACAGCCAATGTTCTTTCTCCTAACTGAAAACTTTTAGCAGCTAATCTATCTTTAATTTTATAGCTTTCAACACCATTTCCAAATGTGTAAACATCAGAAAAATTTAACTCAACAATTGCATCTTGTGAAGAAGTTTGGTCTTGATCAAAGTCTCCTGTTCCTGATAAATGATTATAGTTGGAGTCAATTTCATACATTTCACTTGCATCATAATATAAGTCTGGATTTGCGTCTAAAGGCTCTGATTCAAAAATCATTAAGGTATTAGCTCTAAATACAACGATGTCAGCAGCTATACTTGATTTTCTGTCAGAAGCAAAAGCCCTGTTTGCCCCAGGAACACCACTATTTATACCAAAGTATAACGGAGAAGTTGCATCACCTGGAACGTCTTGAACAAAACCAAGCTTTATTCTAAATCTTGAACATGGAAGATTACCAGCAAAGCCATAAACGTTTCCTGTAACAAACGGAGGAAACCCACTGTCAGGTATTGAAGCATTTACATATCCAGCATCATAAGTAGCAATAACATCATCAGCACCAAAACCATTTACATTTCCTGGAGAAGCTAAAAGAACATTTACATTATCTCCATCATACCATCTTTTTAAATCTGGGTAATCTCTACTTGCAACAAATTGCTGTTCCCATTCCCAAGTATATTCTGGCGCTCCACCTGGAAAACCAGTTGAAGATCTTTGAGCTTTAAATTTTAACTTTATAACAGAACCACCTGGAACAGTATAGTTTGTTGTAGAAACTACAGCTCCTGCGGAATCATACTCTGTTGTAAAACAAGGATACCCTACTTGCCTTCTCGATGAACAACCATCAGCGGATGTAGAAGCTTTTTGTTCTCCGTAATCTATAACCGAATCGTCAGGAATTGTAACATTAAAATTTTGATTTTTAACATTCATGTATAAACCTGGTAATTGACTTATATCTTCAAAGCCAATCTCCCCAGCTTCTTGTAGAAAATCCGTAGATTCTGCTGTTACATCTAAAACAGTAACTTTTTCTACTCTTGGCAAAGCCCCATCTACATCTCCTTTTACTATTAGCGTTTGCCCCTTTGTAACCTTATTAGCATTATCACCTTCTAATTTAAAAAAGATCATATTGTCGCTTGGTCTTACATAATAGAAATTTGTAAATATAGTTTCATAAGTACCTAAACTTGGCTTAACAACAAATTTATATTTTTTAGCCCAATAAGGAGCAATGCTATTTATTTGAACTAAAATGCTATTTACACTAACTGAATTTGCTGGCTCAATATAAACTGTGTTATATTCAGAAACCAATACTGTAGAAGCACGAGCATACTCGTCCATATACACAATTCCTGTTTCATAATCTCTGTTACTATGTAAGCTCGTAGTATCATTATCTGAGGTAAACGTAATGTTTCCAGAAATAAATCTAAAAAACTCAAACATATTTGTTGTTATTGGAGCTGCTGGATCTGTAACATCTATAGCTTGATAATTCATTGCAATTACCTGCAACTCAAATGTATCAGATCCTGGAGAAACACCTGTTAATGCAAACCCTTGCTGTGCAGTTGCGTCTGTTATACTACTATTAAACTTAGTAAATGTACAGTCTATTGCTGGAGAAGATAACGTATTATTAAATAAATCTGTTAAAGAATTTCCTGTGTCTGCTAATGGTAAAGTTTTAAATCTACCATCCGACAATATACCTGTACCTATCGCGTCTTGAAACTGAGCTGAAGTTACAAAATCGTAAACAGAAGAATAATCCTCACTTAAAGTAATGCTGAATGTTAGCGGAAAATTTGCGTTTTTAAACTCATTATTAGAAATGTAACAATCAGTCGTGGTTGTTCCTGTTAATTTAGCGTGTTCAAACCTAAAAGACATACCTATTACAGCACCTGCTTTTAGCTTGTTTGAAATTTCAGCTAAGTTTACAGTAATTTTACTGTTCTCTATATTTTCAGTTGTTCCAGAAATAGTATAAGCGCTTCCATCTCCAGGCTCTGGGATCTCTAAGGTTATAAAATCTACATTTTTAGAAATGTAGGAAGTTGAATAATTTAAAGCAATATTTGAACCTTCAGCACTATTTCTTCTAAAGTTATATCCATCTACAAAGTTTCCGTAAAACAATCTATTACTCATAATTGTTTGAGCTTTTGCTAATCTTGGAACATTGTCGTATTGTCTTAATAACTCATCTCCACCTATTGTTGTGTATATTTTACTATTTGTAAAAGAGTAAGTTTTAGATGTATTGTCTGCCCATCCATAATCTTGTTTTTTAAATCTCTCTATTACAAAAATTGAGTTTGACGTTGTTTCTTTATAAAGCAAGTCAATTTCTAAAACACGTTTACTACCAGTATTAAAAGTTATAACTGCTCCGTTATACCTATTAACCATTCCGCCATTTAAATAATTTCTTGTGTCAAAAACAAACGTGCTTGCTGCAAAAGCTGGTTTTGTAAATAATGAAGTAGCACTATATTGATTATCCTGATACCTGTATCTATAAGCAAAACAAACAAATCTTTCTTTTAGATAATTTTCATTACCAGGTAAATTTACAAGCTGAACTAATGGAGCAGGTAAGTTTACATTTGATCCAACCACATCTTCAAATCCAGGAGGTTTAACTATTACAGATATGTCTTCTTCAACAATTTGATCTGAATTTCCAACTGGAAAAGGATAATTTCTTCCTACATTTATCATTCGAGGAGGATTTAAATCATCTGTAAAAAACAGTAATTCTCCATCTACTAAATCAACTGCTGTTATTAAATACTCAGGATCAAAATTTAATACTGAAGTAGTAACCACATGGTATCTAACAACTTGATTTTGAGTGTTAAAGGAAACTATTAAGTCAAGACCTCCAATTTTTGAAGGAAAATTTACATCGTGTATAAACCAATAAATATTTTCCCTCATACCATCTTCATAAGCCCCTATGCACACCGCAGATGAGGATAAAGAAGTTCCCTCAAAACCAATTGAAGTAAGCTTTTCATTACCTCTTGAGTTTTCAACAGCGCCTATTTCAGTCGTTTCTGTAGATCCTAAGCGAACATTCATAGCGTCAATATACTCCCCAGGAGGAAGCAATCGTTCGTCTATGGATTTATTCATTCTACCTGCAATAAAATTAGTTGTAACTATTTCAGACTTCCCCATATTATTTTATCCATTTATTCTGGCCTCGTAAATTCATTAATAGTCTTCCAGGATGTATATTGCTTAATCTTATTTTTGCATTTCTTAATAAAGAAGATTTATCTTTTCTCGCTCTATTAACCACATACTCTGTTACGCCAACTCTTCCGTTTAATATAGAGTATCTAATATATGCATATATATATTGTTCAAATAGTTTATTTACGTGAACGTCAGTATCAACACCATTTTCCATTCCATCAGATACATATTCTAAAACAACTGAAGAAGAAGCTATCATATTACTGAAGTTTATAACTCCTGATTGCTTATCAATAGTAAAAGTTGGATTAGAATTAGCTGTTTCAGTATTCAACCCAAAACGAGATCCAATAGAATAATTAAAACACCATACTCCATTTATATTCCATCCTTCAGATCCGTTATACGGACTACTTGAGTTTAAGTAAATACTTGGAGCTGTTGTTGACATCTGATTTAAGTTAACCTCAGACTCTTGAGGGCTTAAAGCATTTCCATCTTGATCAAATAAAATATTAGAATTATTGTCTTGAAGATATGCTGAAGACCAATTAGTTTGAATGTTTTCTGATAAAGGATGTAAAACACCATTTACCATTTGAGAAATTCTAACCCAGTTTACATAGTCAGGAGGTAGTACAAATCGTAATTGATTAGTAACGTCTAATTGAAGAATTTTTATTTCCTTCATTGCGTCATAATTTAACTCTTGTATTCCTCTTTTTGCGTGGAATAAAATTTGGTATCTTTCTATATTATTTATAAGCTCATGATTTCCTTGATACATTAACATAAAGTTGTTAACTATATCCGACAAAGAAACAAACTGATAAGAACCCCAGTTAGCATCAGTAGGGTTATTTCCTGAATTTTGATAATATGCGTAATCGTTTATATATGCCATAATTATGATTGTTGTTGGTTTTCAGTTATTTCTAAATTTTGACCAAAAGCTAATACATCAGCCTCTCGTATTTCAAGCCCTACATATTGACATATTTTAGCAACAAGCATAGGCTCGTAAGAAATCGGTAATTCAAAATCCTGATAATCTGCTGCTGTTGGATCAAACAAAGGTTCTCCTCCTAACAATGAAGCGTAAGTCCAATTTGGAGGAAGAGGATACCTTACATATTGAGATGTAAACTGACCTATTTTATTTATTGTGTTTGGATAGGCTTGAGCTACTAAAGCATCTTGCGTATATGCAGGATATCCAATATTTGGTCTTGTTAAAACCGAGTTATTTAACATAGTTATTTTACTTTGAGCAACTCTTTCCGCTTCAATAATATTATTTGCTGAATATATGTTATATGTTTTTCCAATAGCATTCCACACTTGTACACCTGGTGTTGTAAATACTAAAAGATTAGTTGCACTAACTACTTGTAAAATTACAGTATTATAAACCACTCCTCCTGTAATTGTAGAAACTATATCTCCAACAGCTACTCCTGCTGCAATAAAATCTGCTGTAGTGTCGTTTACAGC